AACGGTTGTACAGAGGTTAATTGCCGCTGAAGGTAAGGGTAGTAGTGAATCCGAATTTGGTTTATCAGAGAAAGAAAAGGCTCAATTACTCACAAGTATAGATGATGTAGTGGTTGATATGCAAAAAAAATCAGATAGTCTTACACAAGATATAAAGTCAGTTAAGGATAATTAATGTCATATTGGGGCAAAAATGAGGATGCCGGCACAGATACTAAACGAGATAACTCTGTAAGTCAAGAGAAGGCATCTGGTGGTGTTCTTACCAGTGCAGCCATTAGAGCTCTAATTAAATCTTCTGTACCTAATTTTAAAGATAATACTTTTTATGAATTAGAAATGGCAGAAGTTATGGGGGTACTTTTAGATGAAAAAGACTTACCAGATTTAGCAGATGGAAGTGGAAAAAATTGGTCTTTGATGGGTTCTATATCTGCTAGAATGATTAATAGTGAAAAAGATGCACCTATACAAAATACAAGTACGATAAAATCATTAAATCCATTTGAACAACAATATCCAATACGAGGAGAATATGTTGTAGTTGTAACTTATAATAAAGTTCAATTTTACATTAGTGGTATTAATATATTTAATAATCCTAATAGTAATGTTAAACCAGGTTTAAGTGGATATAGACCTGATGAGCTTATAGAAGAAGATTTTATTTATGAAAATTTTGAAATAGATAATGAAATCAGAAGATTATTTCCGTATCAAGGGGATAGTATTTTACAAGGTAGATGGGGAAATACTATACGATTTGGAAGTAATATTGTACCAGATTCTCACGGAGATGAGAATACTAAACAAGATTCACCAAACATTCTTATTAGGGCAGGACAACTATTCGACGCTTCAGATTTTGGTAAAAGTGGGGAAGTACAAAATTTAATAGATAGTCCAAAGAAACCTGTAAAAGAAGATATCAACGCCGATGGTAGTTCGATATGGGTGACTACCGACCAATCAGTAAAACTTAATATTGCAACTACAAATGCAATAAGTCATAAGTATATGACTGCTAACCATCAAGACGACCAACCACAAGAGGGTGGGAAACAAATTACACTTAATTCCGATAGGATAACCTTTAATACAAAAAAAGGAAAACTACTCGGATTCAGTAATGATGGTATAGGATTTTCTACACAAAAAAGTTTTACGGTTGATGCAGATAATGGAGTTGCTATGAATTCGGGCGGAGGAACTTCTATGGCTATGGTTCCAGGTGGTATAAGTTTAGTCACTCCAGGAAATTCAAGACTTGATTTAGGTGGTGGTGAAACAGGTGATGCAGATAAGATTACTTTATCAAGTGAGTGTCCATCATTTTTAATACTTGATGATAAGGCACATTTAGAATCTTGTGATGGTGCAAAAATACATCTTGATGATTGTGCCGGAATGGAAGATGACCAAGGTTCGTTTCTAAGAATAGGTGGTAAAGCACAAGGTGTGACAGGATATGTACTTGGTAGAGATGATATGGGACAACAACATCTCGTTTATGGAGAAGCATTAACTGATATATTAGATGAACTTATTACATCTATTTTAAATATAACGGCAATTCCAACTGGAGCAGGACCAAGTGGACCTGTAAGTGCAACACCATCACTTGCAGATTTTGAAAGTGTTCGTGCAAAACTTTGTGATTTATTAATGAAACCAGAATAATGGCACTTGATAAAAATACTTTAAGGGATAACTTAGTTGATAATTTTACTACAATTAGAGATGATACTACGGGTAAGTTAACTAAACAAGATTCTGCAAATGGATTTGCAACAGCAATTGTAGATTACGCAAAAGAAGCCGAAGTTCAGATTCCAGCTCCTATATCATTATTTATAACTGCGGCCGGTCCTGATCCATCAGTAGCTGGTATGAAATTAAAAGTAAGTGGAATAGAGACTGCTAAACCAGCACTTGTAGCTCAGATTATGTCGAGTTATACATTAATGGACCCGACTATGAATTTAATCTCATTGGGTATAGTAACTTTTACAGCATTAATGATAAATTTTAGTAATTCACTTAAAACTGTAAATGCAATAGGAACAACTATAATGGCAGTACCACCAATATTTCTACCCTCAACTAAGAAAGGTATGGATGGTGGAAGTATAGAAAATGTTTGTGATGAGATGGCAAAAGTAATACATACATCATTCTCAGCAAGTGTATTTACTGGAGTAGGAACTAATGTAACAGCCGTATCAACTGGTCCTGTTGCAGGAAAATTAGTGTAAAAATAAAAACAAAATATTTATTAGAAGAATAAAGGAGTTTATAATGAAAAAACAAGAACTAATAAAGATAATCGAACTTGTAGTTCGTAAAGAAGTGAAGAAACAGGTTAACGAGATATTTATTAACGAGAATAAGTTATCTCAAGAACCATCACTTACCGAATTAGTTTCAGAACCAATACCTAAAAAAGTACAAAAACCTAAAAAGAAGGTTCAATATACTTCAAATAAAACTTTAAATGAAGTTTTAAATGAAACGGTTGGATTAACTGGTAAAGGTAGTACACCAAATTCACAAGTAGATGAATTTGAAACTTTAGGGGGTGGAGTATTTGACCAATCAAAAATGGCTGAAATGATGGGATATGGTGGAGTAAACTCATCCGGCAATGAAGAACAGCGAAGAAAAATAGCAGCGGTAGATTCAATCAAAAAGGCTGGTGTTAAAGTTGACCAAGTTCCAGATCATGTAACGGATGCATTAACAAAAGATTATCGTGGTGTATTAAAGGCCATTGATAATAAAAAGAATGGAGGAGGATTCCGTCCATAATGGAGTTAGTAAATGGGTAGAGCACGAAGTGCATTAGAATTAGATTTAGATCCAGATGTAACAATCGGTTTGGGTTTACCTATGCAACACGATGATAATAATGGATTTTTTCCAGGTACTCAAACAACTCTTTCACAGACTGGTAGTAATATTAGAAATCTTTTATTAACCAATAAGGGTGAGAGGGTTGGACAACCAACTTTTGGTGCAGATTTAATGAAGGTTTTATTTGAACCTATGAGTGATGATTTAATTTCACAAGTTGAACAGAGTATTGGAGAATCTATGGCGCAGTGGTTACCGCATGTTACTGTAAAAAAATTAGAAGTAGAGGCAAATGATGTCAAACCAAATCAGTTAGATATAAATCTTCAATTTGCACTTGCTATGAACCCAACGGTTCATGAAACCATAACCCTAAGTTTTCTTACGGGTACATAATTAGTGGAGAAACAGAATGGCAAATAGAGTCCAAAAGGATGTAAGATATTTAAACAAAGACTTTGGTGCCTTTAGAGAAAGTTTAATAGAGTTTGCAAAAACTTATTATCCAAATACATATAATGACTTTAATGAGGCATCACCTGGTATGATGTTCATAGAAATGGCATCTTATGTAGGAGATGTCCTTTCTTACTATGTTGATAGTCAGTTTAAAGAGATGTTATTAGCATATGCCGAAGATAGAAAAACTATCTATGAAATGGCACAAGTATATGGATATAAACCTAAAGTAACACGACCAGCATTTACAACAGCTGATGTTTTTCAGACTGTACCAGCACGAGGAACTGGTACTAATGTTAAACCAGATATGAATTACGCATTAACTATCAATGAAGGTACACAAGTTAGTGCAAATAATGGTACTACCTTTAGAACATTAGAAGATGTAAATTTTAAATTTTCAAGTTCTTTTGACCCGTTACAAATAGATGTATTTGAAGTCAACCCAACTAATAAAGTTCCGTCATTATATTTGTTAAAAAAATCAGTTAAGTTAGGAAGTGGAACTATACAATCTGAAACTTTTGATTTTAGTTCTGCAGAATCATATCCAAGAATAAAATTAGCAAAACAAAATGTAATCGAAATACTTTCTGTTACAGATAGTGATAGTAATAAATGGTATGAAGTTCCATACTTAGCACAAGATACATTATTTACAGATGTAGAAAATACAGCAGCAACTGATCCAGATTTAGTTCAATACAACGACACCGTTCCGTATCTTTTAAAATTAAAAAAGACACCAAGAAGATTTGTTACTTACATTGTACAAGATGGTTCAACTGAATTAAGATTTGGTTCAGGTATATCCGATAGTCCAGATGAGGAAATAGTTCCAAACCCAAGTACGGTTGGTTCGAGTTTACCTGGTAGTCCAAATAAACTTGATACATTTTTTGATCCTGCAAACTTTCTTAAAACTGAAGCTTATGGTCAGGCACCAGCAAATACTACACTTACTATAAAATATGCATATGGTGGTGGTATAGAAGATAATGTAGCCGTAAATAGTATATCAAATATTTCCGAAGTTTCATTTACAGTAGAAGAAGATAATCTTGTAGCAAGTACATTACTAACTACCAAGAATTCAGTAGCAATTGCAAATCCATATCCAGCTACTGGTGGTAAATCGGCAGAATCTACCGAGGAGATTAAACAAAACGCATTAGCTTATTTTCAAGCACAAGGTAGAGTTGTGACTAAAGAAGATTATATAACACGAACATATGCTATGGGTAACAAATATGGTGCAGTTGCAAAGGCATACATTGTACAAGACGAACAATTAAATATACCAAATATGCAATTAGAAACTTCTCCAGGATCTGGATTGTTT